GGGATTTCATGGCGAAAGAAAAGGTAATCAACCTAGAAGATCTCCATCATCTGGCAAAGATCGGGCTGACTGAGGCGCAGATAGCCGCATCGCTGGGTGTAAGCACACCTACGTTCGAGCGGCGCAAGAAGGACACTGAAGGATTCTTAAGCACACTAAAGGATGGCAAAGCCGCTGGTATCGCCAAGGTCACCAATGCGCTGTTTAAAGGCGCAGTGGAGGACGAGAAGCCAGCGAGTCAGATCTTCTTCCTGAAGAACCGTGCGGGGTGGACAGACAGGCAGGAGGTGGACCTATCAGGCTCAGTCGGCGTGGACGTACAGCTCGACGCAGCCATCGCAGCGTTGAAAGAAGCAGGCATCGACCCATCGACATTGTGATGCATCGATTACCTAGCATAACCACGCATGTAGCTGTGACGGGGATTGCGGCCCGCACGGTACAGTTGGAACTGTACCGCAAATCTTAGCGCATAAAAATGTCAATGAAATCAATAACTTACGACACGCGATGCCCAGAGGAATTTGAGGCTATACACCACCCCTGCCCCAGACAAAAAATGTTAGTCAAGACGGCTTCGCAAATTTGGGACTCCGGCGTGGGGTGCGGGTACGGGGTATGTCGAGTTACACACAGAGGCGGGTTTTGAAAAAAGCGACTTCAAAAAAAGAGACTCCCGATTTGACGGAGGATCAAAAAGAAAAAGCGGCGGAAATTGCAAAAGCTATTGCCGTAGTAAAAGAACACAAGCGCACACATAGACTCGATCAGTTCAAGCCATACCCGTGGCAATCAGAATTCTACAGCGCCGGTTTAAAAAACAAGCAGCGCCTTTTAATGGCAGCCAATCGAGTGGGAAAAACATATTCGATGGCGGTTGAGGTCGCGTTTCACCTCACCGGCTCGTACCCCGAGTGGTGGAAAGGCATAAGATTCAACAAGCCGGTGTCGATCTGGTGCTTAGGTGTTTCTGGTGAGCAGCTCCGAGATGTTGTTGTTAAGGAATTATTCGGCGCTTATTTAGGTGACGGAAAATTTGATGGAAACGGCCTAGTTCGTCAGGATCAGGTTTATCAGGTCACCCCAGCAATGGGTACACCGCGCCTCCCGCGAGATGTCGCGGTCCGATACGCCACCGGCAACACCTCGTTGGTGTCCTTCAAGTCCTACACACAGGGCCAGCATGTCCTGATGGGCAGCTCCCAAGACTTCATCTGGATCGACGAGGAGCCAGTAGACCCTACTATCTACCCACAAGTCCTCACCCGCACAGCCACCGGAAACGGCGGAGAGGGTGGGTACGTCACAATGACATTTACGCCAGAAAACGGCGTAACTGAACTGGTCAGCCAGTTCATGGACAACCGGCAAAAAGGTCAGCACCTAGCGAACGCGACTTGGGCAGACGCAAAGCACCTAAACAAAGAAACCAAAGAGCAACTGTTAGCTGCAATTCCCGAATATCAGCGGGACATGAGGAGCAAAGGCATACCTGTTTTGGGCGAGGGCATGGTGTTTGCGCTCTCCGAGGAGGTAATCAAGTGCGAACCGTTTGAGATCCCTGCCCACTACAAGAAATTGTGCGCCATCGACTTCGGAATCACCCACCCCACCACCGTTGTCTGGACTGCCTACAACCCAGACTCAGATACCATCTTTGTGTACGACTGCTACAAGCGCGAGGGCGAGATACCGGCGGTCCACGCCTCCGCCATCAAGTCTCGCGGTAAAACCATCCCAATGATTTACCCCCACGATGGGGACTCCACCGAGAAAGGCTCCGGCAAAACACTTGCTGAGATGTATATCGAGGCCGGTGTCCTGATGATCGGGCGATTCACAAACCCCGATGGCACCAACTACGTCGAGCCCGCCCTGATGGAAATGCTGGAGCGTTTTCGTACCGGCAGATTACAAGTGTTTAGCAACCTAACACCTTGGTTTGAGGAGTTCCGACGATATCACCGGAAAAAAGGAAAAATATTTAAGGAATACGATGATCTGATGGACGCGACTAGGTACGCAGCGATCTCAGTGACCCGATTTGGGCAGAACGATGCAGAGCAAGACAAAACAGCAAACAGAACAGGACACACATCCCATGAATACGATTATTGATGAGCGCGAATTGCTTTCGACGCTGGAACGGAATATTGATGCGGCTGATACATACGCAAACTCAGAGGTCGGGGAGCAGCGTGACACCGCTCATCGATTCTACTACGGAGAGCCAATCGGCAACGAGATCCGTGGTCGCTCTCAGCATGTAAGCCGCGATGTTTTTGATGCTGTCGAGGCTGTGAAGGCCATGATGCTGGAGACATTCAGCGCAGACAAGAACATATGCCGGTTCGATGCACAAAGCCCAGAGGACGCAATGGGCGCACGCATGGCAACCGCGTGGACCAACTACAACTTCTACAGGCAGAACAACGGATACAAAATTTTATCGGATGTTATCCACGATGCGCTGGTAGCTAAAACCGGAATAGTTAAGCGGTACTGGAAAGACGACTACAAGTACGAGGAGTTCGAGTTCGAGGGCGTAAGCGAGAACGACTTCAACCAGATGATGTCGGACCCGAGCGTTGAGCCGGTTGAGCTTATGGAGGAGGCGGTTGAGGTTGTTGACGAGCAGACCGGAACCGTTTACAGCCAGCTTTCAATATCTGGCTCTGCCCGCAGGCGCATAGACACATCCAAGGTCTGTGTTGAGACCATCGAGCCAGAAAACTTTCTGATCAACCCACGCGCAAAAACAGTTCAGGACAGCGACTTCTGCTCCCACCGCATGGCGATGACACGCGGTGAGCTACTGGCGGAGGGGCTTCCGCAGGAGATGGTGGATAAGTTAGACGAGGACGACATGCTGAAAGACGATGGATCGCTGGGCCGCGACTCCGTGGACAGCTTCCGCCATGACCGCTTCGGCTTAGACGACTCCGAGGACCGTGAGTACGTCACACTCTACGAGTCCTACATAAAGAGATACGACTCCGACATAAACGCCTGCGTCTACTACAAGTGCATGCACAGCCGACACACCATGCTGGATGTCGAGCTGGTGAGCGAGATACCGTTCCGTACATTCACGCCCTTCCCGCTGCCGCACCGCTTCTATGGCATGTCGCTTGCGGATGTGATTGTTGACCTACAGAAGACGATGTCGAGCCTGAAGCGCGGCGTTGTCGATCACTTGATGTTGACTACAACCTCACGCTGGGTAGCCAACCTGTCACTGGTCAAGAACCCACGCGACTTGTTAGATAACAGAGTCGGTGCGGTTGTTGACGTTATGTCTCCGAACCCCGAGAGCGTGGTGCGGCCCCTGCCCACCCCGCAGCTCAACGGCAACGTCTACACGGCAATTGAAAACTTTGAGCAGGAGAAGGAGCAGCGATCTGGTAGCAGCAGGATGTCGCGTGGAATGGACTCCACTGCGGTCAGCAAGCAGAACAGCTCCGACTTAATCAATACGTTTATGAACGCCAGCAACCGGCGAATCATGGTGATGTGCAGGAACTTCGCCGAGAACTTCCTGAAGCCCTTGATGCAAGACCTCTACCGTCTAGGTGTTGAGTATGAAAGCGAAGAGAAGATGCTCCAGCTCGACGGGCGCTTTGTCCCTATCAACCCCGCGATGCTGGGTGACCGCACGGAGATGACAGTCGCCGTGGCGCTGACTCCAGAGGAGCAGGCGCAGGAGGCCCAGATGCTTTTGAGCCTCGATCAGCAGTTCACCATGAACCCCCAAGACCCAACACTTGGCGGCCTCTACGGTCAGCAGCAGCGTCACGCGATGATATCAAGAGCCTTCGAGCTTCTGAATATCAAAGAGGGTGCCAGCTACTTGGCGGACCCCAACAGCCCAGAGTTCCAGCAGCAGATGCAGCAGCAGCAACAGCAGCAGCAGCAGGAGCAGGACCATCAGATGAAGATGCAGATGGATCAGACACAGTTCCAAGCTCAATTGGCTGACCGACAGACGGCTGTGATGGAGGGCCAGCTAGAGCTGGATTCTCTGAAAGAGGCCAACAAGGTAATGCTCGAAACCGTGAAGCAGGAGTTCCACGAGGAAACCCAAGAGGCCCGGACAATGATTGATGTTCAACAGCACGCGCACAAGGTTGAGATGGATGAGGAAGAGCTTGAACTTGAGCGCCAGCAGGGACGGAGCGTGAACATTGG